TCCTTTTCCATTATGTCCACTTGTAGGAACAAATCCTTTTAGTGGAATGTTTCTCGAAAGTTTTGTCTGTTCATTATTTCCTAGACACCCAAGAATAATAGGTTCAGTTGCATCTACACCATCTTTGTAGAATCCAATAACGTAAGTTCCATGACTTAAATTTGCTGTTTGATATCCACTTCCATGCCCAGATCCAGCAGTGACTGGATACAATAGTTCAGCCATCTCCAGTTGATCATCTGGAGTGTCCTTATTTGCACTGTCTCTGCCAAAGATTCTTACCTTACATCTTGTTCCATATCCAGGAATTTGTGCAGGATCAGCCCACTTTGTTCTTTTTTCGTTACCCTTCCAAGTTGATTCGTCAACAATTTGACCCAACCACCAATGAAGGTCTGTCAATCCTGTATGAGCATTAAAAAAATTTTCTTGCATCAGTCTTCGTAGATCCTACATTCTAATGCATCTGGATTTGAGTCACAGAACAGTTCCAATCCAGATGGATCATGGTCTTCGTCAGGATGATTGACTTGATACTGCTCAAGTGCATTCAGTTCATCCTCTAAATGGCGACGACGTTGACCATTTGTATTTGGATTATCCAGTTCATCACGATCATTGTTGATGTGTTGTTGGAGTGATCTTTCCATGGTTAAAAAGTTTTCCTTCCGATAGATTCTCTTACTAAGTTTAAGGTCGTATAACAACTGTTTTTTGTTATACGATGACCGATATCTGATACCATATATATGCCACTTTTCTTCTGGCTATATGTGGTATTGGTTTTTGCAGAAACTTCTGGAAACTCACAATAGATGATGTCACCAGCGCGGATGCTAAAGTCACCTGCAATTGTTACTGATAATTTAATGCCAAAGAGACTATTGTAACGCATTGCAGACTGAATTAAAATCTCATCAACATTAAAGTTAACTTGCTTTGATTTTTCAAGTTGACTTTTTAAGTTCGTTCCTCTTGGTAATGCGCCAGTATCTAATATTTTGATATATCGTTTTGTTGTTTTATTTTGATCATCACCATACTTGATTCTCTCTTGTCCACCAGTATTACTCTCATCAAACTGGACATTTGAGTTTACAGCATTCTTATCACTATACTTGTTAGTATAAGGATCAAATGTTCTTGTTTCTGCTTGGCCAATTGCACCAGTCAGGCGTAATCTTTTCAAATTGAATGTAGCATCAAATGAATAACCTAAAATTTTACCATTATAACCAGGAGGAACTTCACCAATTAAATTGTTGAAGATTAGTTTTCTCTTTGGTTGCTGTTGAAATAACTTATCAATTGATCTGAACTGAAATCCCTCTGCAGTCTCATAGAAAAAATATCCAGCGAGTTTTCCTTTTGCTCCAGCAATTTCGGGAACACAACGTTTAGCTAACCAGGTGCAAAGATAGAAAGGTTTTTGACTTTTTCCAGTGAAACTGAAATCATTTAATCCAGAGTCAACATTGATTGTCTTCTTTGTCTTTAAAATGGTTTGTAGTATACTTTTTATACTATCAGTAATTTTTCCGTCAAATCGTTTTGTAACCACACTTTCTAGATTGTCATTATCATGATACTCAGTAGAAGTCATGTCAATTGTATAAACAATTTTATTGGTACTCTCATCAATGTTTCGAGTTTCTAAAATTCTTAGTTGATTATTATTCTCAACATCAAAATAAATTTGATTGTCATAACCATCAGTGAACTTGATATTCACAAACTCACCAGTATTGAGATTCACATCACCACTCTCAACAACTGCTGAGCCCTCTTCATTTCTTCTGTATCCAGTATCAGTTAAAGTCGCAGTTGCTCGAACAGTATGATCCAGGATACTTTCGTGATAGGTAAACTCAATGATACCATTGGAAATATCTGTAGGATTTTTAGTATAGTTAGATACAATCTCAAATAGATTAATCTGACCTTCGCCACCTTGGGCTTGAATATTTGCTGTCATCTGCTTAGACTTGCCATATTATTATTTACACCAACAGGAACTGGGAATGCAATGGTTTGACTTCCTCCACCAGATGCCATTGGAACTGTTTTTTCAATAATAATTGGTTGAATAGCAACCATCATACTACCACTAGCACTATCATAAGAAGGATATTGTGAAAGAGAAGAAACTTTTTGTGGTCTTGATTTCTCAATTCCTGGTAAAGTTGTAGATCCTGGTGTTGGGTATTGAAAAATTGGAGAAAGACCTGTTTGAGAACCTGTTTCTTTTGCGGGAATTTTAAAAACTGTGGAAACTTTTTGCTTGGGTTTTTTATATTTCTTAATGCTTGCCTGGAATCTTGATAGAAATCCATTAGTAGCATCATTTGGTTCAAATCCACCAGGTAAAGATGTCCAAGTTCCACTTAACTTATTTGCAACTGCCAAAGGATCTTTTCTAAGTGCTTCGATAAGTCCTTTCTCACCATAACCATATGCAGCGATAGCTAATCGGTATGCTGCAATATCTTGATTTTCTGGAGTAAATGCTTTTCCTGGTTTATAATCATCCCAAGTGGTTGATATAAATTGATAACGACCTGCAGCATTACTTGTAAGTCCTTTGTTTGGACCACTCAGAATAATTTCATCAAGTCTTGGGTGATCACCATATCCACTAAAAGTTTTAGATGGATACCTAGAATTATAACCACTAGATTCTGATCCAGCAATTGCATCTAAAAGTGCTTTTCCTTCTGGTGGAATATCTGCTGCTTTTCCTTCGAACAATCCAGATGAACTTCCACCACCAGGGCTAGCAGGACCAGTAGGACCAACGGGGCCTGCAGGACCACCAGGACCACGTGGTCCACCACCACCGTCAGATCCACCCTTGATCAATTCATCAGTAACACTCTTAAGTGCTTCATTAACTCTAGATTGAATTAAAATTGCGAGTAAGTTACCAACGACTTGAGTATTTGATCCCAATGAAGGAATTATACCACCATCTGCCATTCCCAAAATTGAACGAGATACTGTTCCTAAACCTTGATCACTCGCTTGTGATAAAGATCCAACTCCACTTGCAACAGATGCTGCAATTTTCTTACTGTCTACTTTTTGCCCCAGTGCTAATTTGACACCAGCAGCCATCAAAGCACCAATCCATCCACCTTTATCTAAACTATCAGAAACCCCAGTTAACGCTTTGTATGGATTTGGAACTCTCTTCTTCCCATCTGGTTTTGGATTTGGATATAACTTTTCAATCTTTAATTTACCACCAACATCTTTACCAGGATTAACTCTTTCTGGTTGAACCTTTTTAGGAGTCTGGATTCTTTGTGCCCTGAATGTTCTTCCAACGGCACCACCTACTACTTTACCACCTCTTGTTGCTTGGCCTCCTCTAGCATATCCAACAATTAATCCACCATTTTTTGCTCCACCTAAAACTAAATCTTTAAGAGAATATCCAGCAGCTGTTAAAAATGCCAATGCCACACTAGCAGAAATATTAGCAGTTTCAAGTGTTGTTCCCAATAATTTTCCCAAATCAAACGCAGGTTTTCTTTGCGGAATTGTTGATCTAATTGGTGCTGGGGCTAATCCTGTTGGAGGACATACACAAGGACCACTAGGACCTTTTGGACCTTTTGGAGGTTCCTTTAATCTTTTAGAGTATAAAATTGCAAGAATAATTGTTGCGTTAAGAAGTTTGTTTAATCCAGATGAAAGTTCATCAAACTTTTTAGTTGCGTTTGGTCCGCCATATTTTTGAATGGTTCCTCTAACATTGTCATAGGCATCATATGCTGCTTCAATTGAATTGACAGTTCCTAAAGTGGCACCTCCAATAAATCCTTCTAATGAGTTTAATATTCCTGTAAAAATATCACCAGACACTTTTCCAATTTGCGGATTGTTTTTATCAATCTTTGCAATTGCTGGAAGATTATCTTCAAACTTAGTCAGTAAATATCCGAGGAAAGTGAATGTAGCGAATCGTTGAATTGCATCTAAAATTCCAGTTTTAGGAAATAATGATTTAACTTTATCAATACCTTTGATGCCCTTTGGTGTTTCTAAATCTTTTTCTTTCTCTTCTCTTTTTGCTCTTTCTTTCTTTACCTTTTCTTTTTTCGCTTTTTTGACTTTCTCTTTGGTTTCTTTTTTGAAGAACTTATCAACATTAATCAATTTTTCTTTGATTTTAAAGTTTAAAACGTCATCAACTCTCTTATCATAAGAGGCTGCCATTCTTTCGGCAGTTGTCAGTTTAGATTGTGGTAATAGTTTCTGTGCATTAATTGCCATATCAGACTATTCCATAGATGCTTGCGTTAGTTGCTCTGTCGGAACCACCACTTGCAGATACTGCTGGGAACGAAGGAATTTGAGTTCCTGCTGCTGGTGCCATTCCTGCGGCAGATGCTGTTTGAGCAATTGGAGGTAGATTAATAATACTCGATCTCCCTCTTTGTGGAGGTCCTGGAGGTAAAACTCTGGATTGTGGTCCAAGAATTTTTATTTTCCTTTCCATTTCAAGTTGATTTCTCAACTCTTGTTCACCTAAATCTCCAGATTGTTTCAGAATATCAACATATCCACCAGCACCAGGAACATTTCTTAAAGTTCTTTCCAAATCTCGATTTAATTGAATTGCTTCAGTTAAAGCTTTTTCTCTTCTTCTTTCTGGAGAAACTGGTGCTGCAGCATCCGTTCTGGACTGTGTTCTTGTTGTTGGAGCACTATATTGACTATAACCATCTGGACTTATATAAAGTTTTGATCCAGTAACAAGTGGTCTTGTTGGTTTAGCTCTATTATATCTTTCTATATCATCTGGACTATAAGTTGTAAATCTTTCGGATCCAGGAACAGTCATTCCAAAAATTTTTTGAACTGTTGTTTGCTGACCACTAAACTGTTCTCCTCTAGGAGCCATTACTCTTCCAGAACTAGAAAGAAATCTACCAATAGATCCTATTATTCCACCACCCTGCGCTAAGCGAATGTTATTTGAAAATACTGGTTTATTTGCATTGGGCCCACCAAACATTCGATTTAATCCAAGAAGATTATGAGCTCCTACAGCATTCACTGTAGAGCGATTCATTACAACTTCACCAGGTTGCAATGCTGTCAGTTGAGTATCCGCACCTGCTCCACTAATTTTTACTCCTGTATTTGAACTAATTAATCCACCAATGTCTTTTTTCGGAATAGATGGTTGGGACAATTGTTGGTCAACTAAAGTTGGTATTATAAATCCTCCCATAAGGGGATTAGTCATTTTTTGAGTAACTGCTTCTGCCTCTTCGGCTGGTGTTAATGTAGATCCTTTTTTCTTTCTCGCTTCATCTACTGCCCTTTGATTTGCTCCTTTGGCATCACTCACCAATTTAAATGTTCCACCCACTGTTGCTATGGCTGCCGCTAACAAAGGATTTACTGCAGCAATACGCGCTATTGATGCAATAATTGTGCCAGTAATCGTGGCAATCAAACTGCCAAGTGGTGTAAAGAATGCTAAAGCACCAACAAGAATTGATGGCCACCAATCTTTAAAAAATCTAACTAAAGTAAATACCTTTTTTTTATTCTTTGGATCTTTCAACCATTCCATCAATTTAGTAAACGCTCTACCCAGGAATGTATATAAAATAAAGTTCCAAATGCGGTCAAAGATACTCTTGAAAGGAGCTACTACCTTATCTACAATTCCCTTTCCAATTTTTTTTACGCTCTCAAGAGCACTTTCTCTTTTACTTCTTCTTTCTCTTTCTTCTTCTTTTCTATCATCATCTTCTTTTTTCTTATCGAATTTAAATTGATTTTTTAGTGTATCTAAAATTGAATTTAGAACTTTTAAAATACTAAAGGATGATTTCTGTGCTTCTGGTTGAGGAATAAATTTTGTAAGGGCACCGCCACGTTCACGCTCTGCTGTGCCGGGCAGAACTCTGGTCCTGATTGGTTTGACTTTTGCAGCGGCAACCGCTTTCTTTTGTAAAACTCTTTCTACAAAAGTTTTGAACTGAACTTTATTATTCCTTCTCTTAAATCCCTCTTTTCTTTCTGCAGGACTTAATCTTTCACCACCAATTGTTCCTTGTGCAAATAATTCTTGGGCATACTGCTCATATCTATCCCTACCAACTAAACTAAGGGCTGATATTCTTTTATTATTGAAGTTATCAGCCATTAGCCTGTCGTTGTTTGAGTTCTTCTTCCTCTAAATGATTCTTGAGAAGAGCAACATAGATGTCTCTTTCCCAAGGTATCATATTTTCAATCTCAGTTAATGAATATTTATGATACTGCATCAACGAAAAATTGAGTTGATAATAGCTTTCTAAGTCCATATGGACCATTGCTATGCGAAAAAAGACGATAACCCTTCAAGAACTACATCACTTTCAATCTCAGTCTTTGGATTCTTAACTTTGATTGTGTAACTTAATTTAGGCATTGTCTCAAAAAAGTTTTCAATCTGTTTGAATTGCGCTGTGTTCATTTGTTCTAAGAACTCAGTCAATTCTTTTTTAGTCACATCTGAAGCAGACCATACTTCTTCTTCAGTGTAAATCTTATCAATGCAAGATGCAATCAAATCAAATGACTGATCCATTGCATTATCACCAGACAAATCAAAATTACTCTTAATAAATTGATCCAGTGATGGATACTTCATCTCCATCATAATTGAATCATCGACTTTGATTTTTGTAGTATGACTTGGATTCTTTTGAACTTGAATTTCATCAACATTAATTTTGACAGGAACCGAAGTTTCTTCATCATCAGGGCAAATGATATTTAGTTCAATTTCTTCTCCAACAGACTTGCCACGAATATTCAAGAACAAATATTCGATATCAAATGTGGGAAGATTTTCTACCTTGATATTTTTTGTTTCGATACAATTTTTGATGACTGCTTTGATAGCCGTTGTGATCTGTTTACTATCTTCACTTTCTAATGCTAACACTAGAAGTTTTTCTTCTCTTACAAGAAACGGTCTATATTGAATTGTTTTTCCAGTCGATGGCAATTCCAACTCATATGTTGGTGTGGAGATTTTTGGTAAAGGCATAATAACCTATAGAATTTCAGTTGTGATTATTTATCATGCTACTGGTAGGGTAGAAGTTATATTTGCTGGAAGATCATTTGCTCCAAGAGTCGGATCATCAAAAACCACATTGGTATCATATTCTATCCAATAACGACTATAAGAAAATGATACAGTGCATTTTAATAATTCAGATGAGTCATATGCAACTGGCATGGAATCAATACTAATTGGAAATGCTTTCACAAAATTATAAGTTAATGATACATTCGTTTCATTATAATCTCTTTCAAATTTTCGGATTGATAAAGATCCGCCAAAAGTTCCTCCAGTTGTATAACTATCCGGAAAATTGACTCTATAATTGTAATTATTTGCGGCTGGTTGAGTGCCATATTGTTCATTTGCGGCGTATCCAATCCACGCTTCAAACAATCTAATTACATAATAATCTTCATTACCAACATAAAAAGTGAAATTAGCGCGGTCATCATATTGTCTGCGATATGCTTGTCTTTCTGTAACTCCAGTGTGATCATCATTAATTTCATTAGTCATTAATGATGATCCTGGTAAAGATGCTTCAACACATGCTAAAGATAATTTATCATATCTTTTCTCGGAAGTAGTATTAATTCTTGCTTTTATAAATTTAGTATCTGGTGGTTGAAAATCACAGATATAGTGGGAAGTTAAAGCAGGTCTTAATAACTTGCTTTTAATTTCACTCATTGAAATCCCAACTTTTGGATCTAAAGCCGCCATCTATAAATATTCTTATTGATATATTATGTATGTGGGATAATGGCAGAAAGTATCAAGAGTATCTACAAACCATCCTATCCTAGAAAATACCAAGGAGACCCCAACAACATCATTTGTAGAAGCAGTTGGGAAAGGATTTTCTGCCGTTGGTGTGACTTAAATGAGAATATAATCGCTTGGGGTTCTGAAGAAATTCGTATCAAATATTATGATCCAGTAAGAAAAAAAGTCAGAACTTATTTTCCAGATTTTATTATTAAGGTAAAAGAGAGTAACGGTCAAATCAAGAAATATATTATAGAAATCAAACCC